CAGCACCCAATATGGGTGCTGGCAAGCACAGTGTAACACCGGATGGGGAATGCCCATCACTATCCAAAGGAGATCCTCTGTCTCATACCAGCAAACTACCGTCTGCACCCTCAGATGGCCATAGGACGCGCAGTATATTTCCGCGGTCCTATACGCTATCTACGAGGGTGTTTGACCGAGCGGGCACTCGCAGTAATGCGACTGCTCCGTTCAAGTACGCTGGGGTCCAAACTACGGACTCTGTGGGTCACCCAATCTACTCATCGAAGCGGATTGGGAAGTCGGATCTGGGTGGAAGTTTCTTCACCCAGAAGAGATATGTGGAACATGCTCCACCGAGAAATAAATCGGTGGTTCAGATTCCCAACACTCTGGGACTCGGTTATTCCGGGTACCAGTTTGCTCTCGCGACGTCCCCGCTATCGTTTCCCGCGTTTCCTTCTGGCATATCAGCTCGGTCTTCACAGACTGAGTTGGAAGCCTTGGGAACAACGGCGATTAGTAGGGTAAAGCCCACGAACCCGGTCTCGGGATTGACTGCCGCTCTCACTGAGCTCCGAAGGGAGGGTTTACCCCACCTGGTTGGAGCTCAAACGTGGAAGGAACGCGCCTCAGCCGCACATGCGGCCGGTGGCGAATACCTAAACGTTGAGTTTGGCTACATGCCTCTCGCTAATGACATCGCAGGCTTTGCCTACGGTGTCAGCTCTGCAAGTGACGTTATAAAACGTTACAAACAGGGTATCGGGAAGAACATGCGTCGATCCTTCGAGTTCGAGACAGAACGGACGACCAAAGAATCACTATTGTCCACCACCGCACGCCCTTACACGGGCATAGGTGGTTCCAATATGTGGTCTGGAGGTTCGTCTAGTACGGGTTACTTGTTCCGCACGACAAGGGTCGAGCGGAGACGTTGGTTTAGTGGTTGCTTTACCTATTACTTTCCGAGTGAAATATTCGGAAGTAAGCGGATGAGCGACTACGCAATCCTGGCTCGACAGCTAGGATTGAATCCAACACCAGATGTTCTCTGGCAGGTAACACCGTGGACCTGGGCCGTTGATTGGTTTTCCAATGCGGGAGATGTTATCTCGAATTGGAGCGCCTTTCATATCGACGGTCTGGTAATG